GTTGAACTACGCACCCACGAAAACAAGACTGGATCGGCCTGAAAATAACCCAGGGGAAGGACACGAACGCCCGCAGAGACCATGCTTTTGAGCGCATCCGGATATTCGAGTCCGACGACATTGGGCATCGTGGCCACACTAGAACGGTACCTCTGCAAAGACGATAGAGATTTGTCCCACCATCGTTGCAATCGCTGTAGCACCCGCGACCGCCGCCCAACACCCCGGAGGAACCTGTAGCAACCCATCAAGGGGAACAAAAACGGGCTGAGAAGAAACAGTTCCCGTACCGACTTGATGCGTCGGAATCAGGATTTCCCCGGCGTTTACGACGGTCCCGCTGTTATAGACATTGCACAGCGGCTCGCTTTCGATATCGGGACGAATGTTCGCCGCGCCCGTGATTGTGGCTGTCGAAGTAGGGGCGGAAGTCTGGCCGCTTCCATAGGTAAGTCCTACGACACCTGCCGCCGCAGGAGCCGTCGTCCAGCCGACCGCAAGTCCAATAACGACCGCCATCACGCGTGATAGACCGCCGGCAGCCTGACCCGTATTGTTCCACAGCAATGGACCTCCGATACCAGCAGCCGTGCTATAAGCCACTAGCCCGGTAATCGCCGTCTGGGCGATAAACACCCGGCCGGACTTTACCAGCTGGTAATAACTATCCGCTTCGGAAGAATTGCGCGAGAGGATCATTCAACTCGGCACCCTGGGGACGGTCCACCACTGTCCTGCAACGTTGCAGGTAAAGACCGTGGAGGTATTGGTGAGCATCGAAATCGATGCGTTTGCCGAGAGCGCATTGATCTTCTCCGAACCTGTACCTCCAGCATTGGGGAAAATCAGTTCCGTGTTGGCGCTGATATTGTGAACGGTTAGTTCGAGTCCAGGAACAGAAACGGGAAGCGTCGCCGAATACGATCCTGCAGCAGACGTGATATTGGTCAACATGGCCGTAATCGGCGTGCCGGTACCTTGTGTCCCGCCTACGTTTGCCGCAATAGTGGCATAGGAGAAGGTTTGCAAGCCCAGAGAAGCCGCAAAGCCGCTCGAAAGCCCTTCCGTATACCATTTCCCCGCCGTCGCACAGGTGTAAATCACCAGCGAGTTTGACATTTGCGAAACGCCAGTAGAACCGGCCTGATCGTCAATGATATCCGCCGCCATGAAATTGCCGAATACCTGCATGGCATTTGCGCCGTGATTGATGACCAGCAATTCCAGACCCGGGGTAGAAGGCGGCAGTTGTACTGAATCACCAAGCGTGGCTACTACAGAGATGCGAGAAGTTTGCGTGACAATCGGAAATGCCGCTTGCCAACCTCCGCCTGCCGTAGCAGTGATATTGTCCTGCGATGATTCAAGCAGGAAATCCCCCGGCTGGAGGGGAATATTCCCCGCGAACGCCCCGTAATACCGACCGATAGGTAGCGGCATGATTATTCCTTACCAATCAATCTGATTGCCGGTCGCCGGAGCTGCCCAGTTCGGCTGCTGGCGGAATACGGTGACGTAGTAAGGCGCGGCCGCAGTCCCTGCCACCGGAGTCGGAGTGCCTGCGGTAGCCAGGAACTTGATCGCCAGGGTATCCGCTGCGGAAACGCGGGCATCGAGCAATCCGACCGCCGCAGTTTGTGCCGCCGGGTTTGATATGACGACCCGGTCAGTCGTCAACAAGCCGATTGCCGGAAAATACTGCGTGGTGCTTGCCGTCGCTGCGGTCCCGATGAAGGTCTGCTCTCCGATGGATGGGCCCGTGCTCAGAGCGGCGGGAGTGAGGGCGATAGCGAACGTTCCGACCTTCCACAGATTGCCGATGGGCGATTGGATTGTATCCGGAAGAGCCGCTGAGTTCGGTCCGGGGTTGGAACCATCTACGTTGGTGACTGCGGGGTTTGCCATGTGGCCTCCTTAACCCGAAACCCGAACCGCAAGCGGCCGGTAGAGAGAAGCATACCCGTAAGCAATGTCCATTCGGGTCGGTTCTGCGTCATTGTTGATCGTGTATTGCGTGGCAATCCGGATCGAGATACCGAGATCCTCGTCGTAAGCCCGCGAAGCCTCAACCGCAGTCCGGGGCAATGGCAAATCAACGAAAGCCAGCGCAAAGGCGTCCCGATGGAAATACAGGTTCTCGGTACTTGAGGTTGCGCTTGCCGCTCCACTGTTGATCGTGACGGTAAAGGGGGAAACCGGAGCGGAAGAGCAATTCTGGAACTGACCTCCGGAAATCAAGCATTCACCGACTGTAACCGTCAGCAGACCCGTACCGCCGGCCGTGCTGTAAGCACCGGTAGTCGCGTTGAATGTGCCATGCGCAAGCGTTGCTGAAGCGAACTGGGGGCCTCCAGGGGCGGCGGTTCCGGTCATCTGGGCATAACCGCCCGGCGGCAGGACAACGAACTGTTTCAGCGTATTCCCGTAGCGCCCACGATTCTGCGGATTGACCGGATAGACGCCGAGAACCTGTAACGTGTCCCCAACTACGCATTGCGTGGTATTACCAGCGCCAAGCCCTGAAATTTCAAACGTGCCGGTTTGCGCCCAGCCGGAGGTCAGCAGAGCCGTACCGCCAGTCGGAGCCGTCGCTCCAGCTAGGACGGGTGTTCCCGCCAGGGTGCCGGTCGTATAGTTGGCAATGTTCGGGTCTTCGAACCAATCCGCCCCAGCCGTCTTGGCCGCGACCATGCCTTCTTCATACAGGTCGGAAATCTTTGCCTGGGGATTGAATAGGCCCTTGAGGGAGTCGGCCATCGCGGAACTGGCCAGCGGATGTAGTACAGCCGTCGGGGTCAGTCCTTTGGGCATGCCTTCTGAAGCCAGAATAGCCCGGGCATCGGAGAAGTTCTTGAAAATGGTCGGAGGCGAGCCCGGGGTACCCAATCGATTTGCGGTGTTCTGCAAAGCGAAATAGGCCCCGTCCGAGTCCAGACGGTTTCCGACCGCCACACAGGCGGGATGGATGAACCGCTGTTCAAAGTCATCGATATCCAAGAGCATGTTGATCGTGTTGAATTGCACGTCAACATGGAACTGATAGAGGATCGAGACCGGCATGTACTGCTCTGCCGAGGGTTCGACGTTCAAAGCCGGGCCGAATGTGCCCAGATACCTTGGAGGACATTCTGTTACTTCGCCTTTCGGCTACTGACCCTTTCGGGCGGGGCAACCTCTTCGGATTGCCCTCTGCGGTTTTGGTATTTCCAGTTATTGCCGCAGTTCAGACTATCGCATACCCTTTCGGGTCCATCCCACTTAGTCGTTCAGGCTGCACAGCTTTCGCTTGCTTGCCCCTTGTTACCCGCTGCCGGGCCTCCAAGTCAATCAGGGACGGTTTATTCCGCGCTACTCGGTGACGCGGACGTTACAGGTCGCACCAATCTTGCGGCCTTTCTGGCCGAATTCCTTGTCGTATTGCCGGTTGAATTTGTCCGACAGCACGCAAAGATTCGCGAGTACGGGCAAAGCCCGGTTCGTGATCATGCTGATCGTTAAGAGATTGTTCGCCAAAGCAGTTCACCTCAGCGCCCATAGGCGCAAAAAAAGAGATAATCCGCGAACTGCTTCAGTGATTTAGTGCCGCTGACGCCGGGTCAGGTTCACACCACGATTCTTGGCGAATTCTGCAATGTGCTCTCGGACAGTTGCAGTCTCAAGATTCACTTCGCCAGAAGTACCCGTGTTGGAAATGGGCGTTATCACCGGGGCCGCTCTGCGGGCCATGCTCAGGGTTTCCCCTGTCTCTCTCGGTGCAGCCTGAGGCTGTTTGCCGTTGACCTTGGTGCTCGCCGTTGCGGCGTCTTTACTGTCCTTCGCCCCCGTTGCCGGAGCGAATGGCATTAGTTTACCCTCAATTTTGCCAATTTCAACTAATTGTTTTGCGGGCGTCATTTTTTGCAGGGCAGTGACAATGGCCTGATTCTCAGGTTTGGCCAGAAAATAGCCCAATTCGGCGAACATTTCTGACTCCTGCATATATCCTGCAATTGTCGGCGGAATAATCAAATCGGCAGA